TTCATGTCGTTAAGTATAATGAGTTGGACGAGTTAGTTTCATTACAGTATGGAAAATTCCGTCTAAATAAATAAAAAACTCCCATAAATGTCTCATACTCTACAAAAAATTGAGATTATCAATCCTCTTGTAAATGAGGAGGAGTTCTAATGGCAACCGTTAAGAGTGGAATTAATAAGGTAGGAAATAATTATTATCAGTCAATAACAAAAGAAGAGTCCGATGGAAGTGTGGGGACTACATTTTTTCGTGTCAATGCTGATGGAAGTGGTGGTGTTCCCATATATGATGTAGATAAAGCGGCAGGATCAACTTCGCTTTCAAAGTCTTTTGATCCCAATGCAACTGCCGAAGAAAAAAGACTTCTTTCAGATCCAAATTCTCAATTAAGTAAAGTTAGAGCCCAGCAAGTCACTTCGTCAAATCCAAATGCAACTGCTACACAAAGGTCTACGTTAGCGCAAGCAGGTGGAGGAAGTGGAAACAATGCAACCTCTACACAGTCCACAGACCAGCAAACAGGATCATCTCCAACCGATTTTAATCAGACATTATCAAATTTAAAGGTAGGAGATAAAGCTGGCGGAGTAAGGCAATCATATGGAAATTACAAGTATCCAAGAGACGCAAACTTTGGTCTTCAAGATTGTATCAAGTTCTCAATGTATAGATATAAACCTAAAAAAGTTGAATTAAGCAGCGACCTTGGATCTTTTTCTGGATCTAATAAAGGATCGGCACTAGGAACTGCAACGCTTCCAATACAACCAGGAATCTCAGATTCTAATGTTGTTTCTTGGGGAGAAAATTCAATGGATGCAATTAGTGCCGCAGGTTCAGCTGCGGCACTTGCAGCAATTAAAGGTGGCGCTGAAGGAGCAGGCGAAGCTGCCGAAACCGCAACAAAAGGTGTAGCGGATTACAAAGGAGATATTCAAAAAGCAATTGCTGCATCTTTTGCAGGTGCAGCAACAGGTGCAAACCAAGGATTTTTAACAAGAGCAACTGGTGCAGTTTTGAATAATAATTTAGAACTATTATTCCAAGGACCATCACTTCGCTCATTCACCTTTACCTTTTCAATGTCTGCTCGTTTCAAAGAAGAAGCAGAAGAAATTAGAAAAATTATAAGATTCTTTAAACAAGGAATGTCGGTAAAAAGATCAGAATCCGCCCTGTTCTTACAAACACCAAATATTTTTGATATACAATATTTACATAAAGGAAAGGAACACCCATATATAAATCAAATTAAAACATGTGCTTTACAAAATTTAGTTGTTAATTATACACCTGCAGGAAATTATGCGACTTATGACGACGGAGCAATGACTCAATATGATATGACATTAACATTTGGTGAGATTGAACCACTATTCGATGATGATTATGGTCAAAGTGATGACGGAAAAATAGGTTACTAAAAAAATGGCATCTTACTTCAGAAAAGTACCAAACTTTGAATACGTCTCCAGAAATCCAGGAGAAAAATATATCTCCGAATATATCACTGTTAAAAATCTCTTTAAACGTGGAAAACTAAGAGAAGACATTTTCCAAAATTTACAATTCTTTGAAAAGTATTCAATTGTTGGTGACGAAAGACCTGATAATGTTGCTGCTAAGTTTTACGATGATGATACACTAGATTGGGTAATTCTTATTTCAAATAACATTTTGAATATCCAATCAGAATGGCCAATGACCCAAAGAACTTTTGATAAGGTAATGTTAGAAAAGTATGGATCTTATGATAATCTATACAATGGAATTCATCATTATGAAACTCAAGAGATCAAAAATTCATTAGGGATTGTCGTTTTACAAAGTGGGTTAAGACTCACTCAGACTTGGAAAACTAATGGAAATTTTATAGAAACAATTAATTCAACAATAACTGATATTGAATTAATCAGTGATAAAACTGTAGGTGTTACTATGGCAGATAACATTCCTGCAAGCATTGGTGAACAAGTTACAATCCAAGGAGTTTCAGAATTAGAATATAATGGGAAATATGTAGTTACATCAGTTTCTGAAAAATTCTTTACTTACGAACTTCCAGAAATACCAAATATCTCTTCACCAACCATATCTACTTCTGGACAAGAACAAGTCATTTATACATTATCAGAAAATTCAATAAACAGTAGTCCTACAAATCCACGTTATTATGAGTACTGGGATGCTGGTCTTGGTTCTTCTGTTTTATCTCCTGCAACTTCATTCGTAAAAGCAGTTACTAATTATGAATACGAATCTGAAATTGAAAATAACAAAAGAAATATTTACCTTCTTAAACCAAGATATCTAAACGTTCTCTTTAATGATATAGACGATATTATGCCATACAAAAAAGGTGGCAGTCAATATGTTGATGCCACCTTAAAGAGAGGAGATAATATTAGACTTTATGATTAATCAGTCTTCAGCAAGTTTTTGGAAATAACTGAGAGCATCATCTTCATCTTCGTCGTCTGAAGTAATCTTAGGAAGAGAAGGAGACTTACTACGATTGTAAGATTCTTCAAGTTCTTCCATTACTTTAGTCTCGCGACTTTGAGTGGGTGCATAAGAATCATACTCTTCTTCTTGTTCCACTACAGCACGAGACTGAGTAGGTGTGTTAGTTCCACCAACACCAAGAACATAATTCATACGCTTCTCAAGATCTTCATACGACTTGAACTGGTCTGGAGCAGTAATTGCAGAAAGAGAATACTCTTTCTTCCAAATTGCTTCAAGCGCATCGTCGTCATCCAGAAGAGGAGCAACACGATCAAACTCAGACTTATCGTAGTTCCAATAACCATCCTTCTTCACGATTTTAATCTTGAAGTTTGCACCTTGCCAGAAGTCAAAAGGATTGATCGGATCTTCATCGTCAAACTCAGGTTGCATAGCATTCAGAATCTTGTCAAAGATCTTCTTACCATACTTAAAGAGAAATACTTTACCTTCGTTTGCAGGATTTGCAGGATCCTTTACAACGTAAATGTTAGAGTAGTAAGACAGTTTACGCTTTTGCTTACGAACAGTGTCCTTATCTTTGTCACTGCCACTGTTCCAGAGACCACGATTATACTCACTCACAGGATCTTTCTGACCAATAGTAGTCAGACTATTCTCAATATACCAACCACCAGGACCTTGGAAAGCATGGGTGTACATTTTTACCCAAGGAACGTCTTCACCGTCAGGAGCAGGCAGGAAGCGAATCACAGCAGAACCTACACCCGTCTTATCCATTTCTGGTTTCCAGAGACGTTCATCAGCACCACCAGAAGTGGTATTCATTTTCTCTACTTGCTTCACCAGTTTCTCAGTCAGTGAACCAAGCGAAGATTGCTTTTTAAGATTTGCAAAATTAGACATTTGTACCTCGTATTTGTTGAGATTTGGCCTTTGTGTACTTCGTTATTCTACAGGTCTGAACCCGTTTTGTCAATCTGGTTCTTCATTGCCTCAAGCATCTTAGACATATTGCCAAAGATTATATTCATATCTACATTGGAAGGAAGACCCATCATTGTAGCAGATTCTGCAATACGTTGTTTCATTTCCTTTGCTTCAGGGTCATCGGAAAGACTCAAACGTGTATAGAGAATCTGTTGTTTATTTAAAAGTTTTTCAAGGAGACCTACATGGTAAATCTTATCTTCTTTAGTCATTGATGAAAACTTAAAAACGTTTCCATAAATTTCTTCTTGCAGTTCAGAAATTTCTGTCATCTCTGCACGAACGACTTCAGAATCAAAGAAACTCATTTTTCTCCTAGGATTACTTCTTTTAAAATTCGTTTATAACGAAATACATCAATATTTAGAAATGGATTATATTTTTTAATCCGCCGACTTACGGTTTGCCACACCGGGTCTTGAAGTTTTTTATCAAAGTTCTTTGAGTATGCAAAGATTTTATCAAAAAGAACCATTGTTTCTAATGATACTTTACCACTCAAATATTTTTTCAAAAGAACAGGATGTCCTTTTGAACACTTAAAGACATCCTCAAATTTATTTTCTTCAAACAAAGACTGACTTTCTTCTTTAAAGACGTATGAAAGTGATTGTACTTTTTTCTGCCAGTTTTGATATCTTACCTCACCCTCTTTAATCATTTCACCAATCCAAAGAGACTCTGGATCATTGCAAGATACAAAGTTAGCAACAAAGAAATCTACAACTTCTTGATCTGTTTTTTGTCTTGAGATCTTTTCGAACCACATTCTGTCTTTCCGTTTGTAGAAAGACTGAATGGTTGCTCTTGATTTCCCACAATACTTAAAGTAATCATAACTGTCTTTTGTAAAATGATTTTTCAAAGACAGATAACATTTATATGAATCAAAGGGCATCATTAAAAAACTAATTTTGCACGGGAAGTTTTCTTAAGAAAATTAAGTTCCATTGCTTCATACTTAATCTTCTCTTTCAAAGGTTTGGAGATAAGTTTAGGAACTGATTCTAGATCTATATTATTCTGCTCGCAGAAATAAATGATCGCATCGATATAATTCATTTCAACATTAACTTGCACAAGATTTTCGATCTCCTGTGCAAATCGTGATGGACAGAAGAACTTGCTTTCGAGTACCTTTTCTAATTCATTCTCCATCTGGCCTAATATTGTGATGTACAAATTCTTTAATATAACGAACTAGTAGTCTAATATAGTCTGCTTTGTTTCTTTTGTCAAATACTTTGACTTCACCCCCAGGAGTTACCATTAAGGTAATCAATTTAACGGGAGGAATTTTGGTGAGTTCATAGTAAGCCGCTGCATAAAAAGTTTCTTGAACAAAATAATTTTCAATCCACTCCTCTGGTTTGATCTTATCCGAAGTCTTAAAGTCAATAACTGCTAACTCTCCTTCATATTCGGCAATACAATCGACTCGTCCAGCAAGTCCAAGATATTCAGAATAAAGAGTTCTTTCAATCGCGTGAATATTATTTATCTTATCAAGATAAGGTTTTGCATGATGAAACATGAACTTTGTCAGGGGTTGATAATCATCCCAGTTTAGTTCTTTATTTTCAAGATAGTCTTGACAAACTTGGTGAAAATCAGTGCCTCTTGCAGTTGCCTTTTTAGTAATAGCATTTGCTTTTTCTACACCAACTCTCTTTCTCCACTCAACAAAAATTTGTCGATTATAAAAAGAAGTCACTGAAGTAATTGAAGGCACCCATTGACCATCAGGAAGATGGTACAAACGGATGCCATTTGTTTCTTTTTTTTCTAACTCAAGATCACCTAAGTAATTATGATGAATAAAACTCATACACCAACTTCCATTTTAGCAAGAATATATTCCTTCACGAATCCAGAGCGAACAATGTCATCAACTTCAAATTCAATAATATCAATCGATGGCATAGCACGAAGGATTTTCATAAAGTCTACAATACCATTTTTTTCATTGGTTTTGATAAGATCACTTTGAGTAGCATCGCCACAGAACATAATCTTACTATTTTCACCAACTCGTGTAATTATACTATCAAGTTCGTGAAAGTTCAAGTTCTGAAATTCATCTACGATAATAATAGCATTATCGAGAGTGGTTCCTCGAATAAAAGAAGTACTCCAAAAACTAATTGTTCCTTGAGTTTTAAGATTACCATAGAGCATTTCAAAAGAAGCATCGTCTGGCATTTGGAACATATACTTTACCATATTCTTATATGGAATCTGGTAAAGTGAAGACTTATCCTCATGATCTCCAGGAAGGAAACCAATTTCACGAGTAGCAACAAGAGACCTTACGATATAGATTTTTTCATAAGGACTTCTTTCATCTAATACATCTTGAAGAGCATTATAAAGAGTGATGAAAGTTTTACCTGTTCCAGCACATCCATAAGCAACAATGTGCTGATTTTTTTCATATGCTTTGTATAAAAGTTTTTGATTATCAGTGAGAGGTTCAATCTCTCTCATCAAATCAGAACCAATTGGTTTCTTGCGTTTCATTTGCTTTGCAGTCATTCCAACGCCAATTGGTTGATCTTCTGCCCTTCTTCTTCTTGCCATAAAATGATTAAATTGGTTTTACTTTTGATCCTGGTGCTTTTGATGCTTTATGAAGAACATCATTCCATCCTGGGTGAGATTTCATGAGTCGGTCATAAATCTCACCAACTTCTCCTGATGCTGGACAAGTTGAAGGATCTGACCAATCCCTATCCCAATCTGGATTATCTTTTTTCCATTGGTCCCAATCATGAACACTGAGAACAACTTCTTTTTGTTCGCCAGTAACTTTATTATAAACTGGATATGTTGCCAATGTTACGCCTCCATTGTATGTAAGGATATTTATTCAATAGTGATAGAAGGTGCATCAGAACACTCAGAGCACCCCTCACGACTCCAACCAAGTGCTTCAGATACAGCAGGGAATTGACAAGTAAAGATACAACGTACCAATTCAGCAATCTCCATATGTTCTTTCTGTGTACCGTGTGCAGAACGCAAATCAATGTAGTGGATCCATGACCTTACAGAACCGGTCATATAAAGACGTGTAGGGGTTGCCAAGGGCAGTACAAACCTTGCACACTCCTTTGCCACACCTTTCTCTAGAAGGCGATTGTAGAGGCGTAGGGAGTGCTCAAAATGAACACGAATATCTTCTGTCAGAGTCAGACGCAGATAGTCAGGGATATCATCAATTGAGTTCTGACGGTTCTTATCATCCTGACGACGAAGTTCTGGAAGAGGAATCGTTTTGTTTAAAAGATTAGTGTCTGCATAACGCTGCGAAAATTCTTGATATGTAAATGACCTATGACGAAGAATTTGTGCTGCGATACCACGAGTTGTATTAATTTCAACAGTCATGCTGGCCTGCTCAAAGATTGACCAGTGTTGATGTTGAATACAATACTTGAGCAATCCTGAGAACTTTTCATTCTCTTGATTTGCAGGGTTACTTACACGAGCACAGTAAGCCATATGCTTCTCTGCGTCTGGTGTAACACTTATGAGTTTTACTTCTGGTTTCATAAACTCAAATTCATCGTACATTGTATTCATCTTCCTCGTCATAAAATACTTCGTCGTAATCAGTCAAAAAGTTTTTAATTTCTTCATAGGTAGGTTCTTTAATATCAGAATCAGAACCAATCTCCGATTTCAAACAATCTACCAGAGACTCAAGATTCCTGACAATTAACTTAAGTTTTTCTCTATCCATGTTGTCAACCTATACGAGGGTAATTATACATAAAAAAAGAGAGGGAGTCAAGTCCCTCTCTAAATCATTTTGCTGCTACCAGTGTAGCAAGAGATGCTTTACGACGCCTCTCTTCTTTTTGCTTTTGCTCTTTAATGAGTTGAAGTACATTAAGTTTCTTCATCACTTATGACCCTCCTTTACAAACTTAACACCACGATAGGTTTCGTTGTACTGTTGGGGTTGCTGCATCATTTGCTGTTGATACTCCAGACGCTTCTGGGTATCATATTCGATGCCACGGTATACTACTTTAGCCATTAGGATTTCCTCCAGAATGAGATTTTTAGGTCCCGTTCCTTCGGGCGGTTTGCGTTCGCTATTTGCGAATAACGAATGAAC